GTTTCCCAGTCACGATCAGGAAGCCACCCAGCGGCATGGATGTGCCGGTTTCGGGCTTGATGCCGGTTACTGCATCACCAGTGAGGACACCGAAGTTACCAAACGCATCAGGATCAGCCGTATCAACGCCGTTTCCAGCGAAGCCTACGTCAATATCCAGTGTTTCGATTCCGGTATCAATGTCATCAGCATAAAGCCATCCACCGATAACCGTTGCATTGGCAGGAAGCCAGAACATCTCAAGGATGTCTGCTGCCGTTACATTGGCTGATAGGGTGTAGGTTTCAAACTGAGCCTTCATGTTGCCAGCAGCGCCAACCGCAGGACGGACGGCGCGAGTCTTGGCTTTCGTAGCTGTTAAAGTAGCCATTGAGCATACTCCTTTAGTATGTTAATGTCGTCCAAGGATATTTGGAGATACACATGATTTACAGGCCAATCCTTGAATATGAGGGTCTATACGAAATATCTGATTCTGGTGTTTGCAGATCACTCAGAAGAAAAACCCCGAGAGAACTTAAGCCTATTCCTGTCTGGACTGGATATGTCAGAGTAGGTTTATATGATGAAAATGGCGAAAACATGAAACTTCGCTATCTCCACCGACTTGTTTGGGAGGCTCATAGAGACAAAATCCCGAAAGGCTTTCAAATAAATCACAAAAACGGCATTAAAAATGATAACCGCCTTTGCAATCTTGAAGTTCTGACCCCATCAGAAAATGGGAAACATGCCTACCGCATTGGGCTAGCCAAAACGCAAAAAGGAATAGATTGCCATTTTTGCAAACTCACAGAACAGGAGGTCATTGAAATTATGGAACTACATCGAAGTGGTATAAAACAACTTGATATAGCCCATAAATTCAATGTATCCAGATCAAATATCTCCCATATTGTTAATAGGAAAAGCTGGCCTGACCTAAAAAGGTAATAAAATCAGGTACTTAAATATCCTTTTGCGCGTTGACGAAGATCGTGACCATGCCATGCTGAACATGCTGACTCGATGTTCCAGACGGGTTATCGTCAAAGAACAGTTTGTCAATGTCATGTTTCAGCTCGACAGCCACACCCGGCTGGAACTCGTAGTCTGTCAGACGATCAACGACGATACGAGGACGCTGCCCCATACCATAGCCAAGTGCCTGAGCGCCACACATAAAGCAGGGTGTGACACGACCACTGGACGCACCGGCAGTTGCCAGTGAAGACCAGTCAGACCCGAATGAATCATCAATGAAGTCTGCGATTTCAGGGACTTCACGGATTACTACGCCATCGTATTCCAGATCGCCGTCACGCCAGATCGGGTTTGTACGACCACGAACCTGTGCGTTCTGATGATTGGTGACGAGGTCTTCTTTCAGATCACGGAAGGCGAAGGAATCACAGAAGATGATGAAATTTTCTTCTTCCTCATTGCCTTTCAGTGGTCGGATACGAGGACGGGCGTTCTTTGCCATACGCTTCGCAAGTGCGACAGTTGTCGCCCTTAGCTGATCGTTGTTGGCATCGAGTTTCGCCAAGTCAGTCGCGTGAACGCCTGAGAAGTTGGAGACAGTCGCACCATACAGCACACGGTCATCATTGTTGCTTGCCCATGAGTTAAGCTGTGCAGCACTCGCGTCGCCATAATTGAAGTAGGACGTACCGTTATGCACGGCCCCCATTGCTTCAATCACGTCATCACGAATCTTCTCCATTGACCAGTCCATCAGGGAAGGGCGAGCGGCCTGCATCAGGTCGATGTTCGGCTTCTCCATTTCCTCACGGTCAAACTCAACCGCATTACGATAGTAGGTCGGTGAAAGTTCATAACCATAGTTCGGCAGGGCTTCGCCGTTGCCGCGCAAGGTCGCTGAACCGGAAACGCCAGTACCCGAAAGACGGTTGATCAAGGGAATCTCGATCTTCTTCCGACCTTCCTTAATGGTAATGACATTATTTGATCCCGTTCCGGTATAACGGGAAAAACGATTGCCTCGTACAAACTCCTTGAAGTAATCAGACAGATACTTCTTTACCTGGAGTTCTGAGGCGACTGTGGTATTCGCCATGATTTATCTCCTTCTAACGATGCCTTGGGTCTACCCCAATCACATCATCAAGACTTTCATCAATGACAAGAGAGTTATCTCCTGCCGCCTTTGCATCGGAGAGTGAATCAGGAAGTTCACGGCCCAGTAATTCTTCATACTTGGCCTTTGCCTTGGCTTCTGCTTCTTTCAAGGCTTCCTCTTTGATCTTTTTTTCAAGCTCATCAAGGTTGCCTACACGATCTAGCGTCATTTGACGATTGGCCGTTTCGTAAGCGAAAGAGGCCGGGTCTTGGGAAGAACGCATTTCAACGGCAAGTGCAGGATTTTTCTCGACCATCTGCATGAAAACATCAAGTTTCTGGTCGTAATCCTGATAGGTCTTTCGTGCGTACATCTCAGACATGCTTAATCGGGTTGTTTCCAACTTTGAATCAAACTTGTCTTCAATGTGTTTAAGTCGCCCGTCCGGGTCTTCCCAAATATTCGGGGGTTCCGGCTCAGGCTCCTTATCTTCCTTCAACTGACGGTTTTTCTCTCGAATACGCGCAAGCTCCGCTTTCAGCGCGTTCACTTCTTTCATAACAATGTCTTGATCTGACGACGACTCAGTTTCAGGTGCCTTTTCAGGCTCCTTTTCAGGTTCCGCTTTTACGTCCGTAGTTTCCGGTTCCTTCTCAGGTTCCGGCTCACCATTCAAAACATCATCAAGTGCTTCACTCATCTTTCTTCTCCACGCCCGTATGCTTAGTGCGGCGACCACATTACGCCCAAAACCCTGGCGACGGGGGCTATAAATAGCCTGACATTATCGTCCGTTAAGCTCGACGACAGCTAAATAAAATTTATTCGCAGAAGCCTGCTTTCTCAGCAGCAATCTTCCTAGCGTTTACAGCATCTATAAACGAATCGTAGCATCCAATATGCTTTCCTTTGCCATCTATAGTAATTCTTGCCACATATTTACGCCTAGCAGTATTCCAACTAACCCCAATTACACCAGTTTTATTCCTTTTATTCATTTTAATTTTATCATTAACATACGGCCATCTATTCCGCATATTTTCAGAATGTGTTGAAGCCTTAAGATTGCACCATCTATTGTCATTCCTAATTCTGTTTATATGATCTATTTCACTTGGAATTGAACCTGTCATGTATAAGAAAGCTAACTGATGAGCTTTATACCTTTTACCAAGCACATATATTCTTATATACCCTCTCCCATCATCAGATCCCACAATTTGTTTTCTTCCTATGGATTTATTTTTCCAAGTGAAAATTCCTGTTTCTTTATCATAATGAATCTCATTTCTAAGCTGTGACCGAGTTAATTTTCTCATTATTATGAATAATCCTCTTTAATAGGATTAGATAATCCGGCGACGATTGACTCCAAAGCACTGATTCGTGCTTCAAAATCCATGTAAGGCTCAACTTTTACAAAAGGCTCTAATTGACTGACCATCACTTCATACCGCTTCGGGTTTCGGATGGTAATGACATCATTCACCGAAAGTCGGCGTTTGAACTCATTGAAATACGCATCTTCCATCACCTTTTCAATGGAATCCTCAGTCTCAAAGACCTTTCTTGAATAATTCTCAACCGAGAGTTTTTTCATCGAACACCCGATTCAATCTGTGTTTTTACCGCTTCACTCATTTTCTTGGTCGCATCGGCTCTGGTCTTGTCAATGTCAGCCATCTTCCCTTGTTTCTCCAGATCAAATGCCTCTTTCTGCTGCTGTGCCTGTTCTGGGTTTTGTGAACTGCTCTTTAAGAAGTCCAGAATCGCTTTCTTGTTCCTCAACTGTGAGGACATAATGATCAACTGCCACCTTGGATCACTCAGCGGAAGATTAGAGCCGGTCTGTAAGACAGAGATCAGATTATCGAACTGTTCCTGTTGGGCAGTTGGGTAATCCGGTGCGTCTTCGATGATAATGTCCATATCTAACTCAGCGATAGGATTTTGAGTTTCGACCTGCTCCTTCATCCTGGGATCGTCTTTGATCTGAGCGAGGGCTTGCTGAAAAGCCGGATCATTTACTTGCTCAGGGGGAAGTTTGGACAAATCTTCGGTCAATTTTTCTTCAACCGTCACGGGGCGGTTAAGTCCGACCCATTTCAGATTATTCTCGTCATCTGTGACACGAATCCAGCGTTCTGCATCCCAAAACTGCTTAATCCGGTTCCAGACCTGTCGGTAGATACGCTTTTTGAAGTGCCTATGCCCGTCGAAGATAGGGCCAAGCTCCATCGTCCCCGCCTGTTGACGAGCGAGTTCTGCACGGCCTGATCTAACTTTACCATCGTCGGTATTGGGGTTGGCGGCTACGTTGTCTATTTCCGCCTTGGCTTCCTGTAAGAGAGCAAGTTGCCCTTGGGCCAGATCATTTGTACCTAAAAGCTCGAATTCAAAGTTTGGATTGGTTTCTATCGCGCCATCGGGTTTAGCCAATTCGTCTTTTGTCCGGTTTGGATCATCCACAGCACCCTTTTCATAGCGGAACTGACGGACAGAGAGCAAGTGAAGGCTTTTTGACCGACGCTTGTTAATCTCATCCTGGGTGTCGATCATCGGACGTACCCAGCCGTACCGATTACCGTCACGATCTACGAAGGCAGACTGCATTTCCAGTCCACATTCCGGCATACCGTCTTCGTCTAAAAACGGAGATTTGAACGGTCCTTTGATAAAGCCGTTTTTGGTGAACTTGGCCCACATCCACACACCGTTCTTCATCCACCAGATGGTTGCGATTCTGACCCGTTTACGCTCTTTGTCATACCAAAGTGACCTTGGCGTGTCTTCAAAGGTATCGTCGTAGGACTCTTGTGTTGTAGACAGAACCGATTTTGCTTTATCCTCGGACATGCTTTGGGTTGCCATATCCAAAGCGTCTTCCATGTCCATCCATACGACAGAACCTTTGAACTTTGCATCCCGAAAGTCTCGACGACGAGAACGCGGGTCCCAAAATAGTCTATCCCACGGGTAATATTTAATATCGACTTCAAAGCCTTCCTTGATCTTCTTGACAAGGACTTCTGCCCCGCCTGTTCCTTCGACCAGTTCGTTTTCAAAGACTTCTGAGCTGGTGTAGTCAAATTCCGTATTATCGACGACAAAACGAATGGCATCTGTTGCCGCAGTTGCCGCTTCTTCATGGACAGGAGTTCTTGGTAGGGCTTTTGGATCGGTTCTGTTCTGTCGTTCAAGCCCTAATAGAAAATCGACTTTCGGTTTTATCCGATTTATCGTAATCGCTGGTTGTGATCGTCTTTCCAATGCGGCGAGTTCTTCGTCTGTCCACTGGATATTGTCGTAATAATCCCTGTCCCTTTCAGACATATAACGGGAAGTAATGGAGGACTGTTCGTGTTCCTCAAAGTAACCGACGACACGTTTCAGATCGTCTTCATCGTTATGATCTGCCATTTCTACATCCCGTAATCGTAGGTTTTTGAATTATCTTTCACAACGACCCTTATTGCTCGTTCATCTGTATTCCCGTCAGAATCGGTAATTTTATTCACCGCTTTATAAATACCGGGGGATGTAGCGGCAAGCCTCGCACTTGCCGCCACGGTTGTATTCGCAGCACCGGCTATTGTTAAATTGGAGTCTTCCGTAGACCATGCAGAAGTAGACACCGTAACACCTGACGCAAGAACAGGACTCCACTTCACCGTATAGGTGATAGCGGCGTTCTCATGCTGTCTTACTGTGAGCTCGTAAGACTGTAAGGCGTTGAGTGTTTTGTTGTGCATAATATCTCTAAACCGAGCGGTCTGTCAGTTGTCTAGCCCGTAAATGTCCACTGCCCGACAGGTACTTCCCTGCCGGTTAGTTCGGGCTGTAGCGTTCCTATTGTCAGCGGGAAGTCACTTGTTGAGCCGTTATTACCGGCCCATGTCGCATAATCGTTTTCCAGAAGGATGATCGGCTGTGTACCGAGAGCTGCTGAAATCGACGTTGTTTTCCGGTACAAAGCTCCCGCTTGATCGGTGTCGTAAATCTTGCGGAAATATTCCCCTGTCAACTCACCTGTTGACGACACATATGTGCTGGAAAATCCCGTCCAGATAGCGAACTGGTCAATCTGGCCTGTAAAGGGATTCGATCCGCCAGCCCTCGAACCGACAGCGTAATCATTGGCGGAATGATCGATATCGATGCCTGCCGGGGTATATGAATCATCGAGAACTCCATCGAGGTACATCCGTGCAAATCCCTGTGCCCTGTCAACAACAATATCAACGGCGGTATATCCCGTTGAAGAGGTAAAGGCATTTGTGCTTTCCAGGAACGCAACGGTCGTGCCAACCGAGTCTTCGAGAAGGACCGCGAGCTTATTGTTTGTTTGAAGCCTGACATAAGCCGTTGCCGCACTAGCCGTTGCCCAAATATACTGAAGTGCGGCGTTGGGGTTTGTTGGGTCGAACCAGAAATGACACAGGAATTGATCTGAGTCTGCCACGACTCCGACAAGATCAAGATTGTAAACGGCTGTTGAGCCGTCAAGATACACACTCATGTTGTCACCTGATAGTAATTTTGTTTATTCAAGATAGATTGAATCTGTGCGGTTTTAACTTCCAGCGCCTCATTTTCAAAATGCACACCATCTGACACCTTTGTCATGCCAAGTGTTTCAGTCCAGTACGCCCAGTCTCTACGGTCGCAAGCTCGAATTTGCCGATCACGAACAACCTGCGAAGCGGGTTCGTAATATGTCGTTGGCGTAACAAGTGTTGGCGGAATAAGTGACGTAAGTGCTATGGAAAAAACAAAATCTTTGTCGACCGTGCAATTCCCCTGACTGGTTAAAGTTCCTCTAAGCCATTCGTAGGTTTTCGTCACAAACTCCTTGAAGTAAATGTATTCATTCACAACGCCAGCTGCATTCGTTGAATTACCCTCACCTTGATTAAATAAAAACCCGATAACATTCGCATTGGTTAATGCTTGCATGTCAGCAATAAATTTTTCCTGAAACCCGGCGCGTCGAACCGTAATGGTTCCTGTTGCAGGTGATACCGCAGCAGAGTCAATATCAAATGTGAAATCACTACCCACCTGACTGGTAACACGCTTCAACCCGTTGTATTCGCTCTGATCTGCGCCGGAGATAACAACCCATGCGGAAGTCGCAATTTTATTGGTGAGCGTTGAAGTGCCTGTCGCCGTTCCACCAGATTGAGAAAGTGCCGTTACAGATTCGGGAGTTTCAGACCCATCGGATACCGGCCCCCATCCAGTTGAGATATACCAGTCACGGAAAGGCCTGCCGGGGAACGGACATTCATAATAGGCAGGGTTTGAAATCCCGGCAGCCGTCATTAAAGCCTCTACAGAACTCGACGGGAATGTATCGGCGTTAGACTGACCAATGCTAAAAATGACGTTTTTCGGGTTTGCAGGAGGGGTTGAATCTCCCGCCGCACCACTTAGACCACCGATCCCTATCATGGGACGTAAACCAGTATTTCCATTCCCGTCCCTGCGGTCACGGAATCGAACGGGCCATAAAACGGGAGCGTAAAACCACGTGATGTTAACTCTGCGTTAGTGACAACAACATCAGTATCACCGCTCTTTGGCGACAGCGTTAAACTGCCAGTTCCAAGCACAAGCACTTCGACATAGTTCACATCGGTTGTGTTATACGTTGCTGCGCTTATGCGCTTTACTGATCCGGGTAAGGTAGTGACATGCTGACTCCCGCCCGTGTATTCCTGTAATACGACTTCGCCGTCAACATCAGGTATCTGATGCCCAGGTACTCTTACTTTTCCACTGTTCGCCATGATCTCACCTTATGCCTAATTCAAAATTACTGTAAACGGCCTCACCCTGGACGCCGATAGAAAGATACTGCCACCATTTTCTCACTTCAGGGGGAAGGGCAGACGATACGCCAAAGTGTGTAAACCCAAGCCCTAGAAAATATAAAATCGTTTCACCTTTCTTCGGATTCTTCCCCAAAAGTCGTTGAGGGATGTAACCGGCTTCCTCGATATTTTCATAATCTCTTATACGTTGGGTCTGGTAAGCATCTGCGACCAGTAAAATGTCGTATGCTATTTCCCGTCTTGTGTCGTGAACCGTCCAGCTACTACATCCAGATAAGAGAAGACACAATAGAACTAGACGACTTTCCATGAAGTGTTCTCCGGTCGATGGAACCGTTGATAATCTCTAATGACTTCGGGGCTTTTCACTTCATTCGGAATCGCAACCGCCCATGTCTGACCCAAGGCTCTACCGAACAAACTACACGCATCCGCCTTATGGTCTTTCTGACTCTTTGGGAATCTGACGAGTTCGTTAATCAGATCAAGATTCCACGGCGCACTTAAAAGTCTCAATCCACGCTGTTTTACTAGCCCGTGAAAAGACTGCATCCGGGAAGGCTTATTCCCTATAGGGGGCAGCCATTCCATCGCAATGTAACGTGAAGACCCGTTAGACGCTCTCTCAGCCATTCTCTGGTTCAAAAAAGGCTCTACCGATCTCCTTATTTGTCCCGACTCACCCACCCAGTAAAAAGCCGGATGATCCCTTGCTAAATCTAGTCCGGCATCAATCCACACATCCGATGCCGTTTGACCACTCCACCAATCAATCACCCAAGGATTACCAAAAGCATCCACCCCAAACACACCATGCTCTGTCCAGTCCTTACCCCCATCCAGTGCGGTTTGAACCGCGAAGTCTGAACAGATATACAAATTGAGGTTCGGCGCCTCTTGCTCAATCAAAAAATCATCACGGGAGAAAAACGCATCCTCTTTCGGCACCGGATCGAGCAACATCTGTGTGGCAAAGGTAAATGGCCCCATGTCCCGAATCTTCTGCGCCAAAAATTCGTCACTCATAAAGACCGGCTTACCCATCGCCGTTCCATCATCAGTCGCCGGGTAAATTCGAGGATTCGCCGTCTTCCTCTCTCTCAACACCTGATAGGTGTCCTGATCATCATAAATCGTCCCCACAAATCTTCGTACACCCCCATCCGTACCAAGGTTGTAAGACATCTCCACCGCCTCGGTGGTCTTCCTTATCATATCTCCCGTCGTCACACTCTTGATCGTCACCACATCATCGTAGATCAGAATATTGAAATGCTTCCCCGTCGGTTGTCCATCAACCAACCCCCATGCCTCAACACTAGACTCCCTCGGATTCCCCTCCCGCTTAAACACGATCCCGTCATCCTCAGACCACTTCGGACTCTCCTTCTTCGGATCAAGATACAAAATATCGGGAAATAACTCCTTCAACAGATCATTGTTCTCAAACTCACGCATGATCTGTCTGAGAAAATCCTTCGCCAACGGCCTCGACTGACTAAAGATCGCAATCCTCGGCTCATCAAAGATTTTGGTATATTCCCGTGAATCCTGACACTCCTTAAGACAACTTTCGTTACTTTCCAATGACTTAGGTGAATCTAGCTCCCTCTCAACCCCTGAATCACCACTTTCAGGGATATATCCCCGTGATTCTGGACACTCGGCCTCGTTAAGTGCCTGTTTACGCTTATATTCAGCATTTGCTAATGTTCCCGCTTTCTTCCGATTAGCCCGCTCATACCTCAACTTGGCCTGCTCAAATCCATTTTTTTTATTTTTTTGAGACTGAAAATTGGTGTAGGGAGGTGTGGAGGCCATGCCATCGACATCATCAGCACCCCCCACGTCCACATACCCCCCCTGCACCCCGTCAAATCCATTCTGTGCGCCTTCCTGCGTACTCTGCTGGACTTTCTCCCCTTGGGTAGGGGGTAGGGTAGGGTCTAGGCTATTAGCGGCTGTAATGCGCTCTCTGCCGCTCTCGAAAGCCCTTAGTTCGTCCCTGCCTTCGCCATAGCCCCTTAGAATGTCCTGTATGGTCAGGGCATACGTGATGATCGTCGATTTGTAGTGCTCCCTGGCCCACAGGTCTAAGCGGTTATTCGGGTTCGCCTGGACTTCCCTTATCCTGCTGAATAACCACGGGTTCTCTACGTCCTTCCGGTTCAGCGCGTACCTCAGTAGAAAGTAAAGATCCGTCCTGCACAAGAACCGCATTTTCGCTTGTCTGTCCTGCGGATTGTTCTGTAAGTCCTGAATTACCCTCGGATAATCGCTCAATCTTAGCATTTGCGCCTGCCTGAAAGCCGTTTAACCACTGGCTAAGGCTGTCTGTCTGTGCCTGACCTATCTTAACCGTGTGGTCGTGTTTTGTGTGCTTTTCCTTAACCGTGAACTTACTGACCTTATCAAGTACGGCCAATATTCCATGCTCATCTATTGCCTCTGACAACAGTACCGGAAACGGTCTTCCTGACTTATCCTGAATCTCTAATGCACGTAGAAATGCACCTCTAACCATTGGGGCTATATCATGCTTTGCTCGCTGTCCCATAACTTAGCTTCCAATGAATTGAATTGAAACGTTGTTTTCTGGCCTATGCGCGGGGACAGCGTATCTGTTTATCGTATCAATCTGGTTTATGTAAGTCATAGAAAACCTTATAACTGTTTTGTAAAGTTGTCGGCTTGCCTTACAAAGAGCAAATCACTGTAAGTGACTGTATTGCAATTATAAGTCATTTCCTTGACGTCGCAATACCTTACACTTTTGTTTTAGACTGCATCTAATCTACGCAAATCATAAATATACATAATATTCTGTTGAGTTTAATCAACTAGTTACAGTCTTGTTTCAGATGTTGGCACGCGGGTTGCTTTGTATTGACTGAAATCAACACAACAGAAAGAGGGTGACGATATGGACATTATAGCAACAACTCGGAAAATCAAGGTTCAAGGCACTACCTGCTACCTTCCAGCATTGTGGGTGAAGGACTCAGACTTTAAGTATACCTATGTATCACGAAGCGATCCGCTGGTTTTCAATGCGGATGCCTTAAAATACGCGGTTATTTGGCGCGACGAATGCCTTGACCGCGGGTATATCACGCACTTCTAACCACTACCGGCCACGGACGGCCACTAACCTAGAGGGTTAAACAATGAATACACAAGCTAAGATAAGTGGCTACGATCAACAGGCGATTGATTTTCTGGACTCCACCGGAACGGAGTTTAAAATCGAATACCTGTATACGGGTAAATACTTCCCGGACGATACTGAAAAGCGGGATATTTACCAGTTCACGCTAACTAATGCCCGTGGTTCCTATTCTGACAAGTTTGGCGATTCGATCCAGAATACCGAAGATCGAGCATTTATGATGCAAGGCCGGTGCAACTATAAAGAAGATTACAGCCGCGCAAAACGGGTAGGGATTCGGGTATCAGGTGCCGGTACTTTTGTACCCTACAGAGGGAAACGACTTCCTAAACCTTCTGCCTATAGTATTCTGGCTTGTCTGGATACTTATGTGCCGGATACCTTCAAGGAGTTCTGCGAAGAGTACGGCTATAACGAAAAGCCGCTTTCCGAGCATGACACCGTTATGCGCACATTCCTTGCTGTCCGTGAACAGTTAGAAGGTCTGCGCCGTATTTTTACCGCTGATCAACTGGAACAGTTAGCGGAAATTCAGTGATGACTAAATACTACTCAGGCACCCGGCTAATAATGATCAGTTACTCGTTAGATCGTTCCGTTAAACCGCTGCAAACCCTGGTGGCCGCTGTTGTACTGGCCGTCTCGTTGTTTGTGGCTTTCAATTAGAGGGTTAAGATTATGAGAAAACAATACGACGAAATATACAATTCAATGGTCAATGGTCAGCGCAAGCAGGCAATTGACCAAGCTGAAGAAATGGGCCTAGACGAAGTCCCTGAATTTCTGGACTATCTTACTAATGATCTTGACCGACCTGAAATGGCAATAGATTTTGCCAAATCTTATTTCAGGATTAAAGCCCGATGACTAAAACCGAAACACTCCGGGCTATCCGTGAAGAAACCGGGCTAACTACCAGTGAGATAGCGGATATGCTCGGTGTCTCATGCAATACCGTAAGGATTTGGGTATCGAACTGTAATAGACCTTACGGGGATATTCCAGACCATAAGTTACAACTTCTTAAATTACTGATTAAAGAGGGTTGATTATGAAATACGAAACAGCATGTAATAAAGCACGTCAAATGGCCCGCAAATCTAAAGACTTTGCTTATGTGGTCTATGACTGCGACGAGACCGAATATCAGCTGGCGACAGAATATGATATGGATACATTCTTTTTTGCCTGCACTCCAATTATCGCTTTTGACCCGTATGGCGACGTGGCTGATTAAAATGATTACATCAACTGAGTCTCTAATCGCTATGGAAAAGGCTATACTTGATAGATACGGCAAAGAGTACACCGGATCAGAATTAGCCGCTTTTGTGGCAGAAAGGACAAAAAAGTATTTTTTACAAGAAGTTGTACGCTTTATCAGGGATCGAGAGAACTTAACACGCGGCGAAATCGCCAACGCGATTGAATCGTACTTTTTTGAACAATAAGCATCCAATTATGCTAGATAAAATTGCACTCTAACGGACTTTAAACCCCTTACCCTATACCTACCCATAGGGTTAGGGGTTTTCTTTTGTTTACCGTCTTACTGCGCCCTAGGCTCGATCAGATACACTCCACCTTCCTCGTCTATCTCATACCTTCCGTAGTAAATCTCCCAGCCCTCAAGGTCATCCATGTAGTCTGATGCCTGATTCACTGCTTCCTGCTGCTTGGGGGATAGGTCGCTATAGGTGAGAAGCATTAAAGTTTCCCCTTCTCTGGCCGATAACAGGGCATGGACTATCAAAAAATACTTGAATTACATAGAGCCAGGTTTCTGGCGATTCGGGCTGATTACATACGATTCAGAATTGCGTGGTTGAATCGGGGATATGAATAGGGGCTAATCACAGTCGCTGCGACGTAAATTAGCCTCACCCAGAGGACTAAACCTGTGACTAGCAAGGGAAAGTATAGCAAAGTTAGAGGCGACTCTAAAATTATTGCTTACCCTAAAACTTTTTTCAGGGAATACCCGTCACCCGTATGCCGCCCCCATAGCTACTGGGTAGTGCTGGCATGATCGGGTCTGTATATCAGCTATCCGTAACGTGGATCAGACGCCGCCCCTCCGGATAACCGGAAACAATGGGTTTGGCAAAAGCTGTTTATCGCATCAGGCCGATTCTATTTCCCTGACGCATCGACTGGGTGATGGTCGCAGACTTACGCATTTCATGTTCCCGACCGGCTGCGCGAGACCGTCATAGCATACGCTGGGAGTGCGTGGAATAAAAAAGCCCAATTGACGCTTGGCGACTACTGGGCTAAGGGCCGGATTTTCACCGGCAGAGGGTTGCAGGCTAGGTGCCTGCGGGGGATTCATGCGGCTTCCGTGATTAGCTCACAGTGCCGACAGCAGGGGCAAAGCAAAAACAGCCGCCCGTTCGAGCATACAACTCGCATGAGCGATGTACATTGGCTGCATTGTATGTCCATGATTCTGAAAGCATTTCTTTCCCTTTGGGGGTCTGAATTACACACTAGCTGAAAGGATAGAAAATAAACCCCCTATTGTCAAGCAATTAAGGGAATAATCGCTTAGATACCATACGGATAAAGTGTTCGCGAGCTTTGGGTGTAACTTTCACAAATAAGGGATTGTCGGGCTTCCAAAGATAGTAGGATTTTATATTTCTTTGAACTATGGGTGATTGTGCGTCTATCGCGTATTGGGTTCGGACAATATCCGGCGGGGTCATGGTTTCCGGTATTAATGGGCCTGCATTGCCAGAGTGTGAAGCAAAGTAATTGACAATCTTTGCCCCTAACACACTAGACTCCGTGATGTAGTGCTCCCAGGATGCCCATGTATTCAAAAATTCATGGGTTTTCCGGTGCTTTGGATTGGAAAATGGCCTACTCACTTCGACCGCCAAGGTATGTATTCATCTGAACAGTGCCAGAACTTACACCAGCCACCAGAATGATGGGTATGGCCTTCCATGCAAGTATAAACTCCGGCTATCCCTGTTCCACGTGAAACACAAGCACTACAGCCGCGTTTCTCCCGTATTTCCTTTAAGACACCCTTCCGGCGCTGTCTTTCCTGCTCACGTTCCAGGTCAGTGACTGCCCCTTGATCGGGGGGACGGTAGAAACTTGATGGGTAGGCTGTCATTCGCTTGGGAAATGGTCTTGTAAAAACTCAACCAAAGTATCGCCCGTCATCATAAGGATTCCATTCTCAACACCGAGATTATTGAATACCTTGGTATCAGATAGACTTTCCATTAGTCCGTGTTCGCTCTTCTTTTTTACAATAAACCCGTTATTTACTTTTATGATTACGATTGCATCATTCTGATTCATTTCAACTCCTTGGTCAGTTGCTTGTAATAGGCTTTAATTTCCTTTATTTCTTCAATAGTTAGCTTCTGTGGCTGATGATCTTTACGCTCTAGAAATTCAACCGATTCAGTACCGAGTAATCTTACGAGGTTTATCCGATATTCCGAAATATTTCCGGATAAGTGCGTATTACAAGGCTGACATTGTTTATGGCAGTTCCAGGGATGGAATCTTAACTCTGGTGCTGCTTTTGTTGTTCTGTAGTGACCTGCATGATATTGCCCGGTATGGTGTCTGCCGCATGAAATACACGGCCTGCCCTTGTCTCTCTCCCTGATGTACGCATTAAACGCTGTCTGCGCTTCTCTCAGATGATCTGAGCGCGTTTTTAGCTTCTCCCTCCCTTCCCTAAGCCTGTGTCGTTTCGCCTTCTCTACGACCTGTGCGCGCTTCTCACGGGATAAAACTAATGCACACTTCCAGTCACAAACCTTCTGCATGGTCTGGAAAGGGGTGAATTCCTTTTCACATACCTTGCAGACTTTAACCTTCACCGGCTTATACTCCACTTTTCATCGCGAGGATTAAAGATATTCAAATTCTATCCTATTAACCATAGAAGAAGCGGAAACTCCATAATGGTCTACCAGCATTTGTACAAACTGTTCTGGAGTCCATGTCGGGAATCCCTCTTTGATTACATCATCTTGAGTAATAGCATCGAGCGGCTCTGCTCTGGTAGATATTATACGAACCATTGCAAGAGGTTTTATTTTTTCACCCTTCTTTAGCCCCATAGCCTTTTCAACCCCGCGAACTTCATCCCCTGGTTTGAGAAACCACCAGCCAAATCGACGAGTGACCGTTTTGGTTCGCATTTTTATCTGGTCAGTGGTCATTGCAAAACTCATATTCCGCGCCATATATATCTCCAACCGCACTTTTTACAGTTCACCGCATCCACCAGAACGTTACAAAAACAGTCGTGTAAAAGGCGGCAGAAACAGGTGGCCTTCTATTTGCGTCTGTACGCGAAGCCTTAAGTGTATTCAATGGCTCAAGCCAGCCTGTTTCTGCCATGATCGTCAAAACAGCAATGCGCCTAATAAAAAAGCCAAACAAAGAACAATGGCGATGCCTATTGCTGGAGGAATCCACCAACCAGAAATAAATATGCTCATCTCATAACTTCCTCCAGCCGTCAGGAGTAACTCGGTATCGAGTGCCGTCCGACATGGTTTTTATGTCGCCCTCTCCATTCAGCTCAAGCGTGGCAGGCTGTTCTGCTGTGTTGGCGATTTCCTTCATCAGTTTCTGCTGGAATTCGTTCCGATTAACCAATGCGGTCTTTTCATCCATCGCAACCAGATCATCGCGGAATATTTCACGGATCATGCTGTCAGTAGCTTCATTCATTGGCTCGTTAAAATTTATACTCATTTCACTTTCTCCGTATGGATGCGGTCGATTATCTCCCGCTGCTTAAACGTCAGCTTTTCTTGCCTGCTGACAGAATCAATAAACTGTTCCTCCCATTCTGATAAATCTGATCCTCGTTCCTCAATATCCTCGATCATATCTCTACATTCAGACTGGCTTTTAATCATCCTCAGACTCCGTTGATCGCATCCACCAGCATTTCATCTCAGGATTCGGGACTGATTTGAACGGTATCACACCCCGATCAATTGGCTGCTCCTCGTACTTGATGTTGAATAACTCTACCATTTCACGCATAAGTTCTTTCTCCTGAGTGGATAAGGAGGCCCAAAATTCTGTCTTTGTCATCTGCTGTCATCTCTAACCTGTTATTTCAACGGACGCTAAAGCGCCGCTGAATTTGGTGTTAGTGGTTCCCCCAAGTCTGCGCCATCGCTCGCGCAACACCTGCATAAGTCCTGCTCCTCTCTTTCCATCGGTTAGGCCCTGGCGATGCCTTATGTACAGTAGCGGCTCTCTCGCTAATTACATTTGTAGGTAGTATGGGCGGGAGTCCTTTTGTCCAGAAACAGGTGCGCTTTGTGTGTGGCTCACCGTGTTCGTATGGCTGCAAACTAAAGTCATGCTTACGTCCTATAATTTCCACAGCGTACTTGTGCATCACAGGGTTTTCAACAGCTACCCGCGCAGCGTTCGCGTTCAGGCATTTAAGGAAAAATTCCGCACCTTCTTTCATATCGTCCCATAGGTTGCGCTCATGCAACCAACGCACACCGCTATTACATAATCTGGTGCATGGTGGATGAGCTATCACTAAATCCCAAGGCTCGCGCAACAAAGGCAGCACATCACCTTGTATATGCGGTCCAGGCGCTTCACTTTCCAGCAGGTCAGCGCTCACAGCGTCATGTCCTGCTGCTATAAATGCGTCACGAACCCGCCCACTATATTCACACGCTATCAATACTTTCATAAATCACCACTAACAAATCGTTGCACTTGGATTGCTCCACTCGCTGCGCTCATTACGCAACCAGTGAACTCAATCGTTAGCCCGCCCGCCAATCATCTCAAATGCCGGTTGTCCGTAATATTCAATTCCTTTCGGGTAGGGTGCTTTATCCCATAATAGACGAATATTCGGATGGTGGGGGTGATGTAGAGTATTTTAGTCATTTCCTCGCCCCTATCAGCCTTGCCATAGCCGGGTTGAGTTTACACATAACCTCCATGCACTCGGATTGAGTGCGGGGGCTTCCGATGTTCTTCCATTCTTGTCTGAGAATAGCAGGTCGCCAGTCGTCAGAATGTTTCGTGTAGCAGTCGATACATTGCCAACCTCGTTGATTCTGATATCCTGCGGGTTCCCCGCACTCGCAGATTTTCTCTGAATCACGCTTTTCATAAACCTTGGCAACTTCATCCAGCCATGACTTTTGGCGTATCCAGGGGCCGATAGCCTTAAAGAACTTCCATTTACCCGGCCCGTTCTGTGGGCCATGTTCGGCAATATAGGCTTTTCTTTGATTTTCTGCCGCTTCAATCATTTCATCGACCAGAAGTTGATTAGGATTCAGGGTTGCAAATGCCTTCTCCCCATCCCCGACTGATTTCTTTTTTGGGAACGAGCTATATAATTTATCGAATAGAGCTTGTTGGGTTTGGTTCATTTTGATGATTCTAAAAGAATTATTTCTTCTGTGAGTTTGGCAATTTCCACACGTTTCTTTTCTGCTGCAACCTTATTCGCTTCCTTTAGTTTAATCCTATACACAGACTCGATCTCATCATCAAAAACAATTCCGCTTTCTATACATTTGCTATAATATTCCTCTGAAATTCCTTTATCTAAAATCTTTTCGCTCCATATTTTTTTGAATTCTATAAACGCTTCTTCATAATTATGAAAAACACTAATATTATCGTAACTTGATCCTGACCCATCAGAATATTTATGCAACTGATAGGTATAGTCGCCATTAGATTTGCCAAACAAAGATATTAGTTTGATTCCGTCATAGCGTCTGACTGACCATGTATCCCATGAAATAATAGCATCCTCTAGCCTTTCTGGTTTACATGGAAAATATTGATTTGTTTTTAATACCCAGCAATTCCCAGTAACCAACGATACAAAATTACCATATTCAGCTTCATTCATGTTCTGGCTGAATACGTTGGCTGACCTATATATTTCCTCTAAAGATTTTAATTTTATTTTTAGACCATTGATCCTATTATTAACACTGTCGTATTCACGTTTTGCAGAGTCTATCCTTTCTTCTATCCGTTTCCTTTCTTTCTCCTGATAGGAAACGACCGGTTTGTCGTGTAGTGATTTTGTGGTGAATCTTTCCCCGCTCGGTATTTCATCACCTTTTTCTGTTAGAAAAATCTCCTGAACAATATACTCATTGCTATTTATTGATCCAATAACAACAACTTTTCTTCCATCATTTAAAAATTTGGTCTCCATACATCACCTCTCTAGTTAATTTCAGGCATGATTTATTTTGTGTAACTTTTAGACAAGTTGCCCTGAGTTTCGGCCTTTATCCAGCCAGTGTCCCACCATGAAGATAGCCCTATATCTGCACAATACTTCATTGGATTTTCGTCGATTTTTTGACCATTTCTGTAAGCAGATTTACCCGCTTCATAGGCTTTATGATATTTACCTTTAGGTTCTAGCATATTTATTCCTATGTACTTATATGTACTAAGTATTGTCCAGAGAGAGTGAGTGAGATTCAGGCACAATTCCACTATCCTAGAGCATTGCCCAAGGTGTGAAATCATGCCCCGACAATTTGTATTGTCCGTCGGTCGTTCGCTCGACACTGGCACCCGGATCACGCTTCCAGACAGCCTGTAAAGACTTCTCACAAGGTTTCTTACTGCCCGCCTCTCGACCCAAGTATCCAGTTCATTCTCGGTCTGTGCGCTTTGAGAGGTATCCTCACGGTAACGCCTAGCCCTGTGGTGCCGCCCGTTATCCAGACCACCAGACGAGTCAATCCATGACCAATCCGTTACAAGGCCGGATTTAGGTTGACGAGGAAATTTAGAGTGGACTATAATTATGTCAACTCGGATGGTCGCCAAACCTGAATCCGATTCAGGAAGTCTTAGGACTTCCGGCAAGCGCCTCGTTCCGCAACGGTTCGGGGCGTCTTGCTTTAAGGCAGTCTGCCACATAGCTGGTGGGGTTTCAAGCACGACAGGCATCCTGTCTGATTGCCTGCTCAAACGCCATGAGAGCCTCTTCACGGGTGAAACGGTCTGGAGCACCGATTACGGCTTGTCTGAGGGATTCCAGGTCTAGTGGCGCTCTGAAATCGTCAAATACCGGATCGCTGGGCATGGCTTGTCTCCAAGGTCTATCGTCTGTGGCACTCATAGCTTCTCCCTCAGTTTGCCTTTCTGATATGACATAAATGCTGCCTGCTTGCTCATGCCGTACTTGTCGCCGATTCGCTGGAATGTCCAGCCTTTCTCGTCCTTTAATCTGACGATAGATTTTTGACGGGCTATCCAGCGCTTCATCTGTTTTTTGTGATCCATAAGGTTCTCCGAAATTCACGATATTTATTTTACATTCCCCCTTGACTTTCTGTCAAGTGGCTTGATACACTTGTTTCCGAGCTATGAGTTTATGGGTAAGCGGTGGTTGCGCAAAACGGAGTGAAGCAGATGACCCAAGGCGTACTAGCTAGCGCGGGTGGAAGGATCAACACGAAATCTGTGTGACTGCCTGATACCGGAAAGCCTTTAGTAGCGAAAAGGCCAGCCACCGCAAGCCCACCCATTAACAGGAGATAGAGATGACTTATGTAGATTATGCGGTATTAAACTTGGCAATAAGTTTAGCGTTCTTTATTGCCTCGTCGATGATGGGGATGTCTCCGCTGTCATCAATACCTAATGGATTACTCGCTATTGTTTTTTTATCCTAGCTGTATCGCAGTAATCATTATGTACACAGACCTGACAATCCAAGACGACGAAGGCACTGAGTTCTCGGTGGGTGTGGAGTATGACTATTACAAGCCGATCCCTGGTACCGAGACAGAACCCTACCTCCCACCAGAAGGTGCGAAGGTAGAACTTCACTCAGTCGCTATTCAGGACAGTGATGGTGTAGACATTGACCTGTTAGGTTTACTGAACACAGCCACACTGGATGAAATCGAACGAATGATTAAAAGGGAGCATGTGGGATGAATAATATTGTAAAGTTTGGAAATCCGGGCCTTATTGACACGCGGGTATGGTCTACCTTTGGCGTTTCTGCAAAGGTAGGAGATAACCCAATCGGGCAGTTCGGTACTGGCCTGAAATATGCTATTGCCGTGCTTGTGCGGGAAGGTCGTCATATCAGTATTAAGCGCGGAGATGAAGACTTTGTTTTCGCATCAGAAAAGGCAGAGATTCGCGGGGAAGAATTTAACCAGATCATGTGTAATGGCGAACCGATGCCATATACGACCCACCTTGGGTATAAGTGGGAGCTTTGGCAAGCCTACCGGGAATTGTACTCCAATTGCATTGACGAAGGTGGTTGTATTGGAGATAGCGGCGATACTGTTATCAGCGCCGAAATTGGCGATGTTGACCATCACGAAGTTTTCCTTGAAACCAGTAATCGAAGGATTGTCGCCAGTTCCGCATATTGTGATATTTATGCCGGGGCTTCTCCGTGGATTTATAACAAAGGAATACGTGCGGGAGAGTGCCGGAAACCATCGCTGTTCACTTATAATATAAAAATTGCTGATCTGACGGAAGACAGGACATTTAAGTACACTTATGATGTGCATAAAGGCATAAGCCATACTGTCCTTGATTCTGATAGCGACGATCTGCTTTATCCGTTTATCATGCAAAGTAAAAACAACTACGAGGCAGATATTGATTTTTCTTACGCCGGGAATGAGCCCAGTCAGAGAATCCTGGATATCGTGTCTCAGTATCGCAGGGATGACGTGTATTTACAGGAAAGCATTTTTTCTGCCGCAGTAAAACGTCTTGGGGCAGAACCGATTAAATATTTTGAGCCTGATGATTACCAGTCATCCGTGATTACCAAGGCTAAAGATTTCTGCGAGAAAATTGGCTACCCGATCAAATATCCAATCTATGTGTCAGATACTCTCGGAGCCAATAAACTCGCTATTGCAGATCGTAAATCCAATTCTATTTATCTGTCTGACACCGTTATCACGCAAGGCTCTAAGCAGGTTGCCGCCACGCTTATCGAGGAAAATCTGCATCTTGCAAAACTGCTTGATGATTGTACCTATGGTATGCAGACCTATCTTTTCGACCAGATAGTGACGATGGGAGAAAAGCTGACAGGAGAAGTCTTGTGAGCGAAGAAACCATACACAACACGGCATGGGTCGTTCTAGGCTGCCTAATCCTGTATTTCTGGTTCACCCCTGCACAAGCAAGGTGGATGCCTGATAACCCTGTAATTGTGGATGAGGTTGATTGTGATGATCTACCGTAACGCAGAGATCGAAGTAAGGCATCGTAGGAAGAAGTGGGAGAGTTATGTCCGACTCCCTTCTACTACGGGACAAATCTTTATCGGCGCTTTCCAATCACAGGTTATTGCTGAAATGGCCGCTAAGGAATGGGTAGAAAAGAAGGGTGAAGACGAATTAATGATCCGTAATTTTTTTTCAATGACATTGAGGGCGATACGATGAATCGTGAACGAACAAAAGAAGCTATCAAGGTAATGCAGGCGTATGTGGACGGGGAGGATATTGAATATTGTTTGAGTCGCCATAGTGGTTGGACTAGGGTTAGTTCACCCTCATGGAATTGGTACGAAAGACCATACCGTATCGCCCCCAAGAAGGAGAAAGATACCAAAAGATATTCTCTTTTGCTGAAAACCAAAGTGAAAACATTGGGTGATTGCTGCGATATGTGTGAGCAGATTGAAGTTACAGGCCGGATGATGGCTTTATTCAAGAAAAGTGACGGGTTTTTCAGAACGCCGATGGTTGGCGATATAACAACTATCTGCGAGCCGGGGATCAAAGCCGTAGAACTCACTGATGAAGTCAAGGCAGCACTTGAAGCCGCTGGCATTGAATATGGAGAGTGATTATGATCTACGTCTTCCCAAACACCCCCTGGTCGCACACTCAAAGGCTGATGGATGAACACGACTTATCATTCCGGTACGAAGGCGACAAGCTCACGCTTATTCCAAGCCCGAAGGTTTGTTATGAGGCACCGCCACGGGTTACTTGCCCTTGTCGTAATCGTAGGATGGGTTGGTCTGATGGCGGTATTTACAGATTGATGGAGGCTATACGGAGAATGACATGAGCGCACAACTACCAAGGCTATATGATACAGGCTCACCACCTGTGAGAATGAAGACGTTAGGCGATTGCTGCGAAATGAGGGATCAGATTGAAATTACGGGCAGGAAGATCGCTTTATTCAGAAAAAGCGATGGATTTTTCAGAACAGGGGTCGATACAAAAAGATATTCGCTATGGCTGAAAACCAGTGAGCTGATCGGCATTTACAAGCGCGGTGTTGACCCAAAAGACATTTTCAACGACATGAGGGCATGATGATGGGGTATGTAAAAACCCAGTATTTTGACGATATGGGCCACCCCTATATCGAGACTACGCTGAACAATGACCCGGACTATCAAGATTGGTTGAATGACCGGCAAGCAGAACGTGAGGCACAAGAGAACCTGGAAGAAATGTTTAACGACTTGGAGAACCGTAATGGATAATTATTTCAGTGAATTGAACGCGGTAGATGTTAGCAAGTCTGTTGAGAAGAAAGGCAGATTTACCTATCTATCATGGCCTCATGCGGTCGCTGAATTGGGCAAACGGCATCCTAAAGCCACTTGGAATGTGAAACACTTTCCGATGGTGATGGAAGGTTCTGTGCATCCTGATATTCAGGTTCCCTATCTGCAAACCCCTTGTGGGTATTTTGTTGAGGTAGAGGTTACGGTTGATGATGTTACCAAAACGCAGGTTCATCCCATTCTGGACAACTACAATAAGCCAATTGCTTCGCCTAACAGTTTCCAAATCAATACGAGCATCCAGAGGGCCTTAGCCAAGGCTATCGCACTACATGGGCTGGGATTGTATGTCTTTGCTGGCGAAGACCTGCCAGAAGTCTCTCAAATCAATCCTGACCCGATTGATAATGAGAAGGTGAAAAAAGCTGTACAACAAGCCCATGACGTGATCGACAATGAAGACCCTGAAATGATTACGACGCCGAAAGATGCGAGGGCTATTTATGAGCCTTTGTCTAATGACGAGCGCATCGCTTTTCAGGGCGAGATGAAAACCACGAAAATCGGAAAGAAAACAGCATGGTCTGTCTTCCATGAATATCTGAAACTGGCAGCAGATCAGGCTGCATAATGCAACGATCCGACAAGCAGAATGGGGCCGCGCATCTGTATTTTGAACGCCTTGCAGAAGCCCTGAATGATGCTGGGTATGAGATGAAAGCGGTATTAGCCGTGAAGTCTGTAGACGTACCCTGGAGCAAGGATACGGTCAAAGAAGTCCTTTGGAGGCCGATTCAGCAGGCTATGACGGGTAAGAAGTCTACAACCATGCTAAGTCGGGGAGAGGTCGGCAGGGTCTATGATGTACTGGATAGGCATTTGAGTGAGAACTTTGGGGTGAGTGTAGAATTCCCCCATGAGGATGAATGAGTTTATGGCTGCTGAGTAGGCGGAACCGGAGGGAGGTCACTAACCAAGTGCTTACACCTACCCCGCGCCCAAAGGCGGCCACCTTTTAGGAGAGTGAGTATGTCTGATTCTGTTGATGGCGAAGTAGATTACAAAGAGTCTTATTTCAAAGTATTAGAAGAGAATGAAGTTATTGGCAATGCAGCAAATAATCTTCTAGAAGAAAACAACGGCCTAAGAATGGCATTGGAAGCGGAAATAAAAAGCGGCGAAGAATTTGCGGCGCTTCTTGATTTATTGATGGTTGTTGACCCATGGCCAGAACAAGTTAATCGTGATGCTATAAAAGGCATGGCAGATTCCGAAGCGGCACGACTGGGATATAAAGATTGGTTAGACGCCTATCATAATTTTGAGAGATAAGTATGACAGGAGATAAATGAAATGGATAAAGCAGTACATATAGCAACAGAGATTCATGGCCTTACATTTAGCATTGGCGAGGACGGTGTTTGGATGAATACAAGCAGTGCAGGAAAGCACACGTCTATCAACTTGGCTAATTACGCAAAAGAAGGGTTGCCGCTTACTCAGGGGCTATTGGATTGGTGTAAAGAATTAACCAATAAATATACAACGCAAGATCCCAAACCAGGGTGCATTAACGAGGCAGTCATGCTTGCACATGACTGGGTAGGTGATGATAAATGCGCTTACTGCAAAATTGAGTCCCTGGAGATTCAAATATCAGAGGCCATAGAGAGTCTGAAATATGTTGAAGAAAGTAGTTGCAGTGAAGAAGTTTTTGAACACGTCTTGGATGCAATTCATGACCTAAAACACAAGCCGACGACCTCATAGCCGAATACAGGAGGAATGAAGATGAGTGAATGGAAACCAATAGGAGTCGATGATGCGAATAACCCCTGAATGGCTCAAACGAAAAATTGAAGGCGCAATCGATCCGGAGAGTTGTGAGGCTGGAACGCCGCTTGAATCCCGCTCTGCGAGGACAAAGGAGTCGATGATGAGTGAACAATATGAAAATGCAGTAAAAGATTATCGCAAACTTGTACTGCAAAACCGTGCCCTCGAAGCAAAGCTGGCAGAGCAGGAGAAAGAGATAGCTCGGATTGAGGAAATAGCAAACCGGGCTATCGTGCTGGCAGCCAAATGGGTAGACGCTAATCACCATGACTGGGATGAAGTTAAATCATTTATTCCCAACAGCGCGGAGAGTGAGTGATGGACTGGAATGAAGCTAAAGAGTGTGCAGAAAACGCTAATTCCGAAAAGCAAATACAAGAAATAGAACCAAGATGGTCATGGGATTGCGGACTAAAACTGGATTACGACGGTGGACTGTTGCGGGTAAGCAGCCGGTTCTATCAAGCTGATAATAATATTTACAACGGCTCTGTATCATTCCTTATCGGAGACGAAACTCTATTTGATCGTGAATTTAGTTGCCGACATATAGATGTGTTAAAAGCTGATGTTGAAACATACGTTGCAAAAATTACTGCGAACATAAAATTGTTATGCGAAAACAATATGGCAGTATTCTTCGCAAACCCCGAAGACAAACGATAGGAGAGGATGATGGAATTACCAAAATATGAGGAAGAACATGACAATCATTCGGAAGAAGAAAAGTATTGTATAGTAATGATAAGAGACTTGCAGGAGCGTTATGAACGTGCGGCTAAGCCATATTTTGACAGGCTAATGCTTATTCAAGGGTTGAAGCCCCCTAGACCAATTTTTATGACAAAGGACGAAGCGATTAATGCGGGGTTACTGCCACCATACACAGAGAGTGCAGCGAGGAATCGCTCGAATGGTTGAAGGCAGGTATTGACACGCTAAAGATGTGCTTGGACACATAACGACCATGCTCACGGGATTGAACGAAGTGCAACGTAGTGAAATTCCGGTGGAGCTACTTGTTATAAATTTTTAAAGGTGACGACATGAGTTTATGTAGTTGTGATACAGATGATTTTGAATGGACATGGTGGAAGCAAGGAGAGCCGAAGCCATTTGATTTGAAACGTAGAAAACGGTGTATTAATTGTAACCAATTAATCGAAATAGGCGCTGAATGCCAAGAGATTGGACGCGAAGGATATGACGATGATGGAAATGACAAAGGACTATCGTCAGCATGGTTATGTGAGGACTGTAATGATTTAACGCTAGCTATTGAAGAACTTAACGGCTGCTATACGCTAGGGGGTTTTACTTTAAAAGAACAAATACGCGAAGCGAATGATAACTTATAACAGTGAATAGACGGCAAATCGCCGTATATCACGCCGCACTGGTTAGGCGTAATTTTGGAGGATATAGGACACTCCAGCACCAGCCTATTTCCTACCACCATTTATAGGCTTGGCAGATGCCTACTAATTATCTGCTGGGACTTCGTGTAGATGCAGGACGATACTCCCCTAGAACTTGAAGCATTCAGTAGGGCTGCAAGGCCCTACACCATTTATGGCGCTGCAACTGCTACGGAAACCGGTAGCAAGGGCAGATGTTTATGTAGAGGTGGACCGGCAGGCCAAGGCCCAATGCCGTAAGGTTTATCGCATATTCTGTAGCCGGTTTGAATCCGGCCGGCGCCACCATTACAGAGAGGTGAGAAAACATGAAAACACCAAAAGAAAAGTATATGAGGACGAGAAAACTACTGCCAAAAATACATGACAGCCAGAACGATAGGAGAACGACATGAAATGCTCTTACTGCGGCCAAGAAGCCGAATTACTAGCAGATCGATTAAGCATCCACGGCATGTATGACATGCACTTATTCCACAAAATTCACGGCAAATCAGTAGATGAGTTGATTGATAACTGGAGGAAGCATATCGCAGAACCTATACCAGCAATGGTAGGAGACAGGAATATTGACGATATGGGCGTATCATGGTTCTGCCCTGTTATTGTATTAAGCGGGGAGACTGAGGTAAGGCGTGTTGGGAAAGGAATCTTCGCTGATTATAAAACCAGAGCACCGAGGTCTGAGGATGATGTGAATGAATTTCGACAGGCGCTACTTGACGATCCAGATATAACGCGGCTACTAGCTACTGCCAAAAATACAGAATAGCCCAGACGATAGGCCCGAAGACTAACACTTTCGCCACAAACTGCGCATTACGCCTAACGCCCTCTGTCGCTACGTTCATCAGCGCGTGCCCGAAGTCGCCGATCCTTGTGCGCTTCACATACCCCTTCGTCCAAGGGAACTGCCAGAGTATCGTCTGATTGAACCGCTGGGGGAACATATCACGGAAAGATTCTGTGACACGATTCCAGTCCTGTGAAAATGTCGTTCCGCGCTGGTCTGTCATACGATACAACTCCAGTAAAAGTAGGGAATGGAGGCGATGTATATCCAGGTGAGAGTACACATCACTTATTCCACTCACGTAAGGCTCTTTTGTCCGAATTACATTGTTCCAATCCTACAAGGGCATCATGGCACATTTCCACCAAATCCCCGTGAGTATTGATTGACCGATCAGGGATTAGGGTGGGTTCCATCAGGTTTGACGGAGGGCGCTTCACCACTTCCACTGGGGCCGGGCAACTGGAACACCCGCTTAACACAAGCAGGCAGAGGGGTATTACTCCATTTCTGACAGTCTTCATCATTGCGCTGTGCCTCATTCCATTTCTTCCGCCAGCTTGCGGCTGCTCGCTGGGCCTTGGTACGTTCACGTTCTCGCGTCAATAATATGGCGTCTAATTGCTTCACATTTTCTGATTGCGTTTTAAGGGCTTTCTCGTAGCCGTCACGCTGGGCTATGGCTACCCCTTCCCGTTGTATTGCTTTCTTGAGAAAGAAGCCTGTAGCCGTCAGGAGAAGGCTTAAAACGGCAATTGCGATCAGGAGGTAGCGTGTCACTTGTTAAATACCTTTTCAGAGACATTTGCCGCACTGTATAAGCCGAGAATGATTGTGACTAACGTCACCCACTCACCCCCCGTCAATTTACCGACAGCTAGAAAGATCGTGCCAATAATCGAAAAGAAGACAGCAAAGCCGAATTTCCGTTGCCTGAATACAGGATCTACCATGTCAGACTCCAGATAAACATGATCAGCAGATAAGCCCACAGGAAAAGACAGGGCTTTAACAGACTGGGTGGTTTGTTATTCAACTGTCGGTAGCGATGACGACCATCCAGAGGTGAGCCGTCAGGCATCCTCACACCAGACCCGCCTTGTATTCCACCCCGCTTTCACCACGAACAGCCGTCAATATCTGGTGACGTGGATTCTCCGCCACGGCGACATGCACCCAGCGGCCAAACTCAAGAATCACCTGATCGAACTCAATATCCTCAATCGCGATACGTTCAGCAAGTTCTGCTGGCGTACCAAATGAGGGAGATACAATATCAGCCGCTCTGCCATCCATGTGGGCTGATGTTCTGGAACCACCGATAACGGCGTTCAATTCAGGCCCACGGTAGCCTGACGTGACAATAATAGGCTTACCGACAATTCGGCGGATTACTTCAAGAAAGTTCGCTAATCCACGAAGATTGGCTAATGCCTTGTCGCCGGGCGTATTGTCAATTCCATGACGGGCAGCGGTTTGGCTAAAGGTCAATTCTTCCAGCGTGAAGTGTTCTGTCAGGTTCATTTGCCGCCTCTGATCTGATCTTTATACCAGTCGTCTATCCGCGAATGGACTGAGCCAATATCGTTTTTAATATCTCTGAACGAACGATTGATCTCCGCTCTGAAATCGGCCCGCTCTTTTTCCTTGCGCTCAAAGAATTGATCCAGACCTTCAACAATCTTCGTTTCGAGCTTTTCCTGACAGGCGCTTAATTCTTTATTCGTTGTCAGTTTTTCCCCCGGCTTTAATTCCGGGACTGCGCGGTTAAGCCGATCAATCACCGCTGACTTTTTTCTTCCCCATCGAATTGTTCCACCCATTAAAAGGAATGTCCCTGATAGCACCTCCCAGTGTTGTTTGATGCCGTTCAAGAATCCTGCAAGCCAGTGGGTTTCTTCGGTCATTACGTTAATCTCACATAGTCAAAATCTGTCTTTGACCCCGCAGTCGCGTCGTTCACAGCAATACCAACAGTAACCTGTGTGTCTGACGCCCCTGTTGTAAAGGTATAGGTGCTTTCTGTAGAACTAGAATCGTTCAATGTTTTGCTCAACAAACTTCCGGGCCACGCAAAGGAGCTTCCGGCATTAACACTCAAATATCCTGTCCGATACCCGGAGCTTGGAGCATCGAATGAACCTTGATGCTTAACAACAATGGTATACGTCGTACTCGACGTAACTGTTACCGTCTGGTTCATAATGCCAGCAGCACTACCAGAATTTGTAATTGTGATAACACCCCCTGAAACAGACCCCGTCGAAGCGGGATCGTGACTGGGAAACAGTTACGTCG